CATGGGAACGACCGCGGCGGTACCCGTTTTGCGCTTGGTGTAAATGTCGTACACCTTGCGGATCGCGGGATTCAGAAACATCAGCAGAGCCTCAAACGCGATTGACGGCGAATAGCTTGTGATGTTCTTGCGCTTGGATTTTTCGTTGATGAATTTGCGCTCCTTGGACTGAGCGGCGGGACTTTCTGTCATTGCCGTCCAGCCCACGCCCATTTGGCACCATACGGTATCGCCCTCGGCTTCGGGTGTAACGCCCTCCGCGTCGGTAACGTCCATGAAATGGAGAATGTCGGTGCGCTGTGCGGTCGCCTCAATGTTTGTGTTTTCGGGTACTTTAAAAATACTCATAATTAACTTCCTTTCTTGATATAGCTTAATTTGAATTGAATCTGGTACAACCCGGTGTTTCCGGTTTTGTCCCTCTCAAAAAGAGAGCCGTTTTCTGCGGAAAGCTTTGTGGGCGTGCAGCTACCGGGCATTTTGGGGAAATTTTTCGCGGCGGTCTGCTCCCTGCACCAGGCCTCCATGCGCTCCACCCACTCGGCGTTTTCGAGGGATTTTTTGTCCTCCGCGCGGAGACGTGCCTGTACAAAAAAGTTGTATTCGTACTTCCCTCCGCCCGAAATGAAGGAACGTATAAGGTTGTTGCTGTCAACGATGATTCCGTAATTGTTGGCTGTAGTGTCAGTCCAGTCCACAAAACGTTTTTTCAGCGGGATTTCCGCCAGCAGGGGACACGCCGCCATGTACTCCCGAACGCTTTCGATAATGCTTTCCAAAAGTAATCACCTCCTTTTTTGTGCCTTGACAGCCCCCGCGATCTTTTTCGCGCCCTCGATTATCTCGGACAGATGGAACGTTTTCATGACCTCGAACCACCTGCGCCCCCTCCTGCCGCCCCTCGCGGTACCCTCAACGCCCCGTCCCGCATTGTTGTAATACACGGAACGCGAGTATGAAGCGACGTACCGTAAAATCCCCGACCCGATAACGGTGCCGAGGATAACGGAACGCTTCAGGAACCCGGTCTGGAACGGCGTGTACTTATCCATATGCCGAATGCACTCGGAATCAATAAATTTCTGGACTTTCCCGCCCTCGAGAAGACCCCGCTCCTGCAAAAGCTGCCTTGTGGGTTTAATTGTAAATCCTGCCATTACCGCACTCCAATCTCAATGTGCCGCATTTCCTCCGAGCCGTAGTCATGCTTTGCCGCGGACATTACTGTCAGGGCGGTATCCGGGGCAAAAGCGGAAATATCGGAAAGCTCTCCGCGGACAATGTAGTCGTGCTTTTTCACGTCCGCGGACAAATCCGGAATCCATATCGCGGCTTTATCGGCGTTATCCTCGCCGTACTTTTTGACCTCGTAGCCCTCAGTCTCCTGCCACATGCAGGGATATGTGCCGGCGAGTCGATAGTCGCCGTTATCGTCCGCGCGGACTATTGTGCAGTATCCGTTTGTTATCATATCCACTTGACCCCCTTTATGAGATCGGCAAGATAAAGCTGTATGGTATCGTCCAGCTTTTGCGCGTCGGTGCGCTGCGTCCCTGCGGCGTAGGAAACGGAGTAATTCCCCACTTTTTCGGAAGCTTTCACTCCGCCCCGCTCATTGCTTTTGAGGGTATCCGCAAGAGCGCAGCATGCCTTTTTCACGCGCTCGGACATCTCATCGGGAATCCCCGCCCTTTTGAGGATATATCCCGTCCTGCCGTCGATGTAGTCCGAGGCGCGCTCCGAGAGCCGCAAATAGTCGGCTTCGGGAAGCGTTCCGCGGTATACCTCTCGGTAAAATTTGTAATCAGCGTATGCCATATCACTGCTCCGTTTCGGACTTGGCGGCTTCGGCAGCATAAATCGCGGCAATTATTTCCGCCTTGGTACGCGCCCCGCCAAGGTCAATGCCCTTTTCGGCAGCGCGCTCGCGGAGCAGCGAGACGGTCATTTCCTCAAGCGAAATTTTTCCCGCTTCGGCGGCAACGTGGGCTTCGGCAGCTTCGCCCGGAGCGTGAAAAGCTTCGCCGACAGTGATCTCATCGGAGGTAACCGTGTAGCCCTTGCTCCGCAGACGCGAGGCAAGAAAATGATCATCTGTGTGAGCCTCGCCGTGTGTAAAAGTAAGCCCCATGTGATTTCCGGTAAATGCCTTATTTTCCGGAATAGATATCTTATACGACATATTGATATACCTCCCATCACTGAATTTTGATGCCGCGCATAACTCCGGCTCTGAGTGTATTTTTCAGTACGACCGCCGCTTTCATTTCGACCTCGCCCGTCTTTACCGCGCCGGGCATATCCATTTTCGGAAGATAGGTTTTGATTATCTTGCCGCCCGCGGGGGAAATGGCGTGGAAGCCGTCCAGACCGAATTTTACGGCGTACAGATCGCAAAGTCCCGTCGTTGTGGTCGTGACCGCGCTGTCGCCCTCGCCTGTGGTCTCGGATACGGAGTAGGGCTTCACCACGTCGGAGGACGCGGTACCGTCAAAATATTTTCCAAGGTCGATAAACTCTATTCCGTTGTAGCCGTTAGCCTTGCGCCCGAAGCTGTCCTCGCTCTGGGTCAGGTACCCGGCGCGCCTTGCCACCGCCTGAATGCGGGAGATTATCTTGGAACCGCCAAGAAGCGCGTCCGGCTTGCCGTCCAGTCCAGCTAAAAATTCGTCCAGAACGTCCAGAAATTTCTTGTAATTTGTATCGAGCATGGGGGAGTTGGAAATATCCAGCCCGATCGAATCCTTGTACTCGGTTGAGGAGCCTGTGAGTATCGCGTCCAGACCGTCAAATTCGTCCTCATTTTTCGCGGAATCGCCGTTGATAACGAGATAGTGGAAATAATTCCGAGCCGCCTTGATCTTCTCTTTCAGCTGAAATTCGATCTCGTTCAAGCTGCCGCTGGTCTCCTGAATAACGCGGTCCACCGTGAACGAGCCGCCGAAAATTTTAATGTCCGCGGTGCATTTTTTGCGTATCGCTTCGTTGGCGGTATACTCGGTGTTGAGCTTACGGGTGGACGCTGTGGACGGCGTGAGGAGCCGTACATAGCCGTAGGTCAGAGTAGACCCTCCCGTGCCGGGGGATACCGCGTCGTCAAATGTCAGCTTGTCAAGCAGCGCCGATTCGCGGCGGAACTCGTCGATAACAAGCTGATCCACCTTGTCCGGCATTGCGGCTTTCGCCTGTTCAAGTGTAAGTGCCATAATTAGTCCTCCTTATGTGTTGTAATGTTCGGCGAGTGCGGCTCCCAAAGTCTCCGCGCCGCCGCTTCCCGCGGGCTTGTCGTGCTGCGCTCCCAGCCGAGCGGTCATGCCTGTGGACTTAGCCGCTTCATCGGCGGAGCCGAACAGAAACGACTTGTCCGTCTTCAGCTTTTCCAACTGTTCGGAAACGCCGATAAGCTTACCGTCCTCGTCGAGCTTGATAATGGAGCGGTCAAGCAGCTTGCCCACGATATCCGCGTCCCGCGCTCCACAACCCGCGAGTGCCTTGGAAAGCGCGTTATCAAGCTTCAGCGCGGCGGTATCAGTATCGTATTTTTTTGACATCTCCGCAAGGTCGGTTCTGAGTTTTTCCACGTCCACGCCGTCAAATTTTTTGACCGCCTCGGTCAGTTCTTTAATTTTGTCTGTAGCCATGGTAAGCTCCGCGTCCTTGTCAGTGAGCTTTTTTGCCTCCGTGGATATTTCCGCTTCGTTCAGCGCAAGCACCTGCTTTGCAATGCCTTCGGCAATGCCCAGCTTGGTCAGTTCTTCAAGCTTCATAGTTAGTCCTCCTTAAAAAATGTATAAAAAATGCGCCTTAAAACGGCGTTTTAAGGGCGTTTTTCCGGGGTTAAAATTATTCCTCAAAAGCATTTTCCACCATTGCGGTATAGTTGAGGATAGGGGTGTTTTCGGATTCATCGTGCGAAAAATATATATCGGTAATATTTTTTATTTCCTTGCCGTCAATGAAGAGCCATGTACAGCCGTCCTGCGAAACGATTTCCGCTTTGATTTTTTTGCTCGTGATCGTGCGCTTTACGGCGGCTTTCGGCATGTTAATAAATTTTCTCTCTATGCTCACGTCGATACCGTCGTCAAACTTTTCGTAATTTTTCCGGAACTCGTAAGCATTGCATACGGACAGACCGCCCTCCGAATCCTTCAGAATGTAATCCGAAACATTTGCGGTGCGCTCTCCGGAATAAGTGAATACCGTAAGAAAATCCTTTGAAGCAAATACTGTTTTCTTTGTCGCAAGCTTTGCCTTTCCTCCGGTAAAAGCTATTATTTCATCGGTGTTCCGTCCATCCCATTGGAACGCTTTAACCATCTCCGGTCGTTTAAAGTAGTTCATAAAAAATGCTCCTTTCAAATTTTTGCAAAATTAAAAGCACCCTGCTTTTGGCAAAGTGCTTTATAAACATAAATTGTATCTGTCAGTCAATTATGATTTCCGGCAAACCAAAATGCTCAGGCGGTACCGTTCCGTATTTTTCGATCGTATAATCAAAATTATCCTTTACGGATTTTTCGAGAATGTCGGACCATTCGTTATTCAGATCATCTAAATACACGGGATCGTGAGGGAAATACCCGAAATGATCAAAAAATGCCGCATCTGCTATTTGCCACCTTTCTTTTTTCATTTTACCGCCTCCTCTAATTTATCTTCAAAGTATTTTAATGCGTTAGGAAAATATTTCTGCATTTCCGCATAACGCGTTTTATCAAACTGCGCTTCATACATATGTGCAAACGCTTCAGAACTTAACGCATCGGAATTTTTCTTCCAATAATCTGTACCGTGCCCGGCAACGCCGCGTATATTTCCATCGGACAATCCCTCAAGAATATCAGAAACGGCGGAGTGTTTTCTCATCGAATTTAAATCCTTGCTTATTGCTGACTGTACCTTATCAAAAGTTTTCAGATTATTTACTTTACCATAAGCAGCCATATATGACCGATAATCAGAACGAAGAAGGCTTTCGTATTCAGAAGCATGAGAAATATTTTTCGCCATATCGTCAATCAAATGCCCATGCTCATGAAACCATGTAGCAGCATTACCGCGGGGATTGTTCAAATCCGCATTGTAGTGCATATATATTTTTTTGGATTTTGTATCATAATATGCAGTACCCTCAAATGCAGCATTTGCAACAGAATCCTGCGGAACAAATTTACTGAATGCTTTTTTAGCAGCGTCCGAGCCTCTTGAAAATTTTCCTCTGACAGCGGCGTAATATTCCTTGGAAACCCTGTCGTCGGAACGGAGCTTTTGTTTCAGCAAACCTAAATCCGACTGCTGCTCCGCTTTCATTATATCACTTTTTGCGGTTTTGTCAAGCAAATATTTTTTGTTTGCATGAACCGCTTTCTGACTAACCGACCGCCCGAACCCGTCCACGCGGACGCGGGAATTATCGGGCAACAAACCCGTTGCTTTCAAATGCTCTGCAAGAGCAGCCTCCCGCCGCTTCAGCACAGCAGACTTCCGCGCAAATTCACTGTCATATCGTGCTTTGGCAGCGGGATCGTTCTCCGCCGACCGCGCCCCGTCCAGAGCGGCGAGCTCGCGCTTGGACTTGCGGATCGCCCTCTCATAGGCACGCTGTTTCTGCGTGTCACGGTAAACCTGTGCATTTTCCGCGCGCGAAAACTCCGGCTCGTTGGCGGGTTTGGAAATTCCCTCAAAGTACGGGAAAAACGAGTGCCGGCAGTTCCAGCCGCATAAGCCGTCCCCGGTGCCGTAGCCGGTAGCGTCGTAAAAATACGGGTACTTCGGGTGCCCCTTAACGAGGCTGTATATTTGTCCCTGCCATTCCGCGTGGGAGGGACGCGCCCCCAAATGGGAGGTTACCTCCACAAGTGTGCAGTCCATTTCCGCCGCAAGCCCCAGCTGGAGATCGCCGCAGGTCTTGCCTATCCCCGTAACTATCGCGCGGCGTACCGCAACATCAAGCTGATCCGTCCGACCGGATTTGTAATTAACGCACTTTATCCCGTCCGCACCAAGCTTTTGTACCGCCTTAAAGCAAGCTTCCTTCGGGGTAAACGCCCCGCTTGCGACTTCGAGGTACGCCAAGTCCAGCGCGTCGGAAAGCTGTCTGTTCGCCGCTGCCGCCGCGGAATTGGTGAGATTTCTCATCAATCCGTTTGTATTTTTCAAGCCTTTTTTCAAGGCGTTTGAAAAAGCTACCGAACGGGTATAGTTCGTCAATTTCTCCCGGTAATCGCCGGATACCAGTCCGTCCGCAATGGCGAATTTGTAGATTTTTTCGTCCTCGCGGATAGCGGTTTTAACAGCGTCCGTGTACAGTTCTTTGACCGCTTTCTCGGAAATTTTCAGCTTCGCGGCGATTCTCCGCTTGACCTCCCGGGAGGAAAGCGTCAGCTGATTCGCCTTGACCAGCTGCCATTCCGCGGTGGGGGTCAAAAGGTTGGTTTTTTTGATACGTCTGCAAATATCGGAAATAATTTCGTCCTGCAATTCCGACATTAATTGTATCATACTGTCGGGCAGCTTGTCAAGCTGTGAGGGTGTTAACGCCATTACCCGTCACCGTCCTCAAAGCCGAGATCGACGTTTTCCATACCCTTGAGCTCGTCAAGGATTTTTTTCGCGTCCTCCTCGGTATCGCCGTAATATTTGGCTCTAAACTCCCACGGAGCCTTAACTCCGTCGCGCACTTCCTGCAAGTCCTGCAACCGCTCGGCTGTGTCATCGATTATCACGGAGCGGTCGAAATCAATGTCTATCTCGGCATTCTCCGCGATATCCGCGCCCATAAGGTTTTTCCCGATATGGATAACACTGCGGACAAGCGTTAAAAGAAATTGCTCCACCTCCGCGTAATGCTTGTCGGCATTTTGAATTAAATCCTGCTTGTCGCCGGTGTACTGGGTCGCCGTGACCACCGTCCCGCCGTTGAATTGGTAGTGCTTGTTCCCCAGTCCGCACTTGAACGAAAGATAATCCAACGCGGACTGCACGCCCTTTGTGTTGTCGTCCACCCGGAGAGCGGGGTTGAATTCCTGAATAAATTTTTTGCCGTCGCCTTGACTTTCTGTGGGGAAATTGATAAAAGTAAAAAGCTGTTGGTGAACGTCGTCTGGAGCGATTTCCGTCCCGTCCTCGGTTATCTCAACAAGGGATTTTTCCATAAAAACTTTTTTCTGCCCGAGATAAAAATCGGAGCAGAAATTGTTAAAACAAAGGTCAACGGCTTTAAGCGCATCGACCACTCCGTGAATGATCGATACCCCCAGACCGTTGTTGTCCGGAACGTCGTTTTCAATGTTCGGCATGAAAACCGCAAACCAGGGAACGGGCGAGCCGGTGCAGAATCTGCGTATCATATTGGACGGCAGATTTTCCTCGGTAAGCTGACCGTTCTCCGCAAGAAAACGGCGGTTTTCAATCACATAATTTTGATTTTTGTCAAGGGTATGTATTTCCAGAAGCAGGTGCTTTTTTCCCTTTTCCGTGGACTCGGAGGCGAACGCGGCTTCGATAATCTTTCCGTTATCCACCGTCAGCGGAATGATGTAGTCCGCGGTCAGATAGTTAAAGTTAAGAGCCGCGTCCGGAGAAATCTCCACGGTCAGATCGTCCCCGCTGCCGGAAAGCCTTACTCCCGACGCGTGGATCGTGACCGCTCCCGTCCCCGCAGCGAAGGACTTTTCTATCAGGCGGTTGCATTTCGTCCAGAAAGAGTTTGCGCCGAGTACACCCTCGGTCTCGCGCCGCCCCTGCACAAAAAGATTGGTGCGCTCGTCGGAAATTTTTATGTGAGTTTTGCTGTTGAGTAAAATGCTCGCCCAGTCCTCGCAGACCTTTTTGCCCATTTTGAGAGTATAGAGATCGCGTTCGATCCTGCGCTTTCCGTTGCTGAAAGTCATGTGATGAAACGGTTTGAAGTACCCGCGCCACCAATCAAGCCATATGTCTATCTTGCTGTAATACTTGTCGGAAATCCCATATCCGAGGTTGTCATTTATCCATGCAATAAGCTGTTTGTTCAAGTCATCACCCCCTAACTTTTATCAAAAATATTGAACATATTTATGAAACGGCTGAAGCTGTATTCCAGCGCGTCGGACGTGTCTATGTCGCAGGTTCCGTCGTCAAGCCGCACGTCCTTGGTGATCTCCTTTGAGTCCCATACCTGCGTACAAAGGCTGTCGATAACGTTTTGACAGTCCCGGTGGACGAAAAAACGTCCCTGGGTCATAAGACCGTTCAGGGCGTAAATTCTGGTATTTATCGCGCCCTTGAAGCAGTCCCGGACCACCGCGGGAATATTCGCCCGCACAAATGCAAGACGTATGCCGTTTATGAGCTCCTGGGACGCATTGTCGCAGTCGATATACAATATCCGGGAATTTGGGTACAAAGCCTGAACGTACCTGAAAAACGTGATCAATTCGCGGTTTATACGGTCGGGGTCGACCGTGCCTTTCCCGCCGCGCATTTTGTAATCCGCGATAACGCCGAGAGCGCGGTAATTTTCAATTATCGCCGAAGCCACAAACGTAGTCTTGGATTTGTGTCCACCAAAGTCAACGCCGATGGAAATAAACTTTACGCCGCTGTATTTTTTGTCAACAATAAATCTGTCGGGATTATCCGCGAACTGCTGAAAAATGAGACCGTCCGCGGGACATCTGATGCCCAGCACCTTGCGGCGGTATTCCGCGGTGTTGACGTTGTACTGAGAGATAAACGCCTCCCGCTGCTCGTCTGTGATGTTGATGTTGTCCGCAATGGTAAAATGACCGTAGTTGTAGCCGCCGATCAGCGTACCGTCCGCGGCTTTTTTGGCATACTCATCAATGTAATTTTTGTAGATAACTGCGCCGGGCGTGCAGGGGTTTAAGTCCCAGAAAATTTTCCGGCGCTTTGCCGCCGCCTGTCGGGTGATCGCCTCGCGGATAGTCTCTTCATGGTGGAGGTCTATCTCCGTCGCGATCCACATACCGATAGACGCACCGCGGAATTTCTTGTAGCTGTCGGCTTTCCCGCCGCCAACGAACATGACAATCTTTGTTTTGCCGTGCGTAAATTTTCCGCAGATTATCAATGCCTCGTTTCCCTTAAATTTTCCCCATCTGCACTGCCCGCGGAAATAGTGTTCAATGCCGAAGCCGTTGCAGTCGCCGATGATAAGCTTCGCGGTCGCCGCCGTGGACGCTGTGGCAAGGTGCAGCTTGTCAGGGGTGTCTCTCAGCTCCTTGCAAAATGCGATAACGTTGTCAACGGTTTTTCCCGCTCTGACCGCGCCCTCCGCAACGTTGTATACACAATCGCGGCATCGGCGTATGTAATTCTTGTGCTTTTCGGAAAAATTGTAGGGGATAGTTTTTTTAGCTGTTATTGCCATACAGAGCCTCCTCAATACCGGAAACGTCCTCTATCTCGACGTCGCCCACAGGCTTGTCGCTGTACTTGCCGGGCAGCCTGTTTTTAAGCAGGAACTGCAATGCCGTGACATTGGGCAAAGCCTTTACACGCTTGGTTTTAACGGACTTTCTCCCGCCTTTGTAGGATACCTCTTTTTCGGTATGGGTACCGCCCACCGCCGCGCCTATGAGAGCAGCCTCTGCCTCCGCGTTTATGAGGTCGGCATGGTCGGCGAGGAATTTTGCAACGTCCTCATGGCGTTCTGAAAATTCCTTTATCATTTTTGAGCGGACTTTTTTGTCCGGCTCGGACAAGAGGGCATTGATAAGATCGGCAGCCGTAGAGCCGCCGATCTCGTTGTCGTCTTGATTTCCTTCGGCGGACTTTATAGCCTCCGCCAGTGCGTTTATGCTATTTTTTTCTACGGGGTTCATAGGTCTGACCGCTCCTTTCGTAAGAATCGCGCGAGAATGCATTTTAAGACGTTTCCGCGCTTGGGGGTATAGTTTCACGAAAAAAATATTAAAACGCCGCTATAACGCCTTTTAACGGCTGTTTAACGGTATCTCCTGCCGCCGCCCGAATTTCGGGCGCGCTTCGCCATTCGGCTCGGAGAAATCTCCGTCCGTGAAACATCATTATGTAACCGGAAAATTCCTCGGGAGACCGAATCGATCCCGAAAAATTATTCCGATATTTTCTCCACGCTGAGATTCGCACGGTGGACTTTCCCGCCGAACCGTACCTCCACCCGCGCCTTTTTCTGCCGCAGATTAAGGAATTGGACTTTGTCCTCGTGTCCCGCCAAAAATCCTCTGTAAACAGCGCCGTCTCCGTCGCTGCTGACCTCGGACGGTTCTATCACCTCGCCGCCGTTGGAGAGCCACCGTATCATCTCCGCCTCATGTCCGGGGAGCGGAGTTGGATTGCCAAGAAAACGTATCACGCCGAAAACGGGATTTATTTTGTAGAACATTTCGGGAGTAAGATCGATATCCACAAAAACATAGCCGGGGAAAAGATTTTTTATCATCTTGCTCCACAAGCCGCCCTTGCGGATAATGATCCTTTCGCGGGGCACGTCCGCGGAAATTCCCTCGCGGAGAAGCTGTCCGCGGACGGCGAGCTCCTTGCCCGTCTGCACCTGTAATACGTAGATCATGAGCTGCCGCCCCCTTCCTCGGAAGCAAGCTCGTCCAGAGCCTTGGAGAATTTTTCGTACAAATCGGGATACTTTTTTGCCACCCCGACAAACGCTTTCTGCTTGATAGCGTCGAAGCCCATCTCCGTAAGCTCTTTGTTTTTGATATCCACGCCGCGCTTGTACGCCGATACTCTGATCAAATCGGAGGCTTGCTTCAGCAGCTTCAGCGGGTCAACGTCGTCAAAATCCTCATCGGAGAGCCGCTGGATATTGGTAAGCAGCAGGTGGGACACGATCCGCATAATGCCCTCGGTGGTGTCCATGTCGGGAGTGCGGTTGATCTCGTCGTTTATCGCCCGGAACGTCTCCTGTGCGAACCTTATTGAGTCCAGGGATTCGCAGAGTTTCCGCGCGTATCTGCAAACGGACGCTTGCGAGATCATCTCTCCCGTGCTGTCTTTTATGTAGTCCACAATTTCCTTATACGTAAAGTTGTTGGAGGTAATCATGGATTCCACTTCGGACCTGACCTCCGGTCTCAGCCTGTCAATTTTTCCGTGACTGCGATTTGCCATGCGATCACTTCCTAAACGTCAATACAGGGATCGCTGACCGCCCCCGCAAGAAGCTGTATACCCTTGGCGTTAAGCTTGCCCTCCAGCTCGTCCATAGGATAATCCGCAAGCTCCGCAGATTTTTTTGTATCCACATGGCGTATGCGTATGTACTCCGATTCGATAAGATAATTTACGCTGTCGGCAAAATCGTCGGTATCAAAGCCCAGAGCCGACCGTATCGCAGAAAGCTTGTTGTAGTCGGTTCTCAGCATATTTATACCCCGCAGAACCTTTCCGTTATTTTCGATAAAATTTGCGGCGCGGGCTTTTTTCATCATTTCTTCGGGATTCATTATGAGCTTCCTCCTTTACTTATGGTCATTAAAATTTCCATGATACTGTCAAGCTTTTTATCTACCTTCGCCTGTTCCCGAAAGTAGTCGTCCTTGGTCAGATAATTGTCCTTGATACGGCGTATGTCCTCGGTGTTTTTTTCGATATCCTTTTTCGCTATCTCAAATTCCTTAGCCGATATTTTGTTGTCCAGCTCCTTAAAGGTACGCGTCAGAAAGAATCCTATCACCCCGATCATAAGCGTTAATACCGCGGAATATATTGATAAAATCGTTGTAATGTCTATTGTCATGCTCTCACCCCCCAAAAAATTAATGGCGTATGATTTTGTAATTTAATCATACACCATTATTTGATGATTTTATATTATAGTACTTTAGGAAATTTTCATAATTAAATTTTTGCGTCATCGTCAAAAAAAGACGTTTGCCCCGGAAGCGGAGCAGCTTTGACCGCCACGCGGATCGGAGCGACTATCTGGCGAATTGTGACCTCGGAAAGATTATACGCCGCGCTGAGCTGCCGATAGTTATATCCGTTAAATTTTTTCCGTATTTCCTCGTTTCGGAGACTGAGCGTAATTTTGTCCGGCATACGGATATATACGTTTGAGCCTGCATAATTTTTGAGAAGCCTTATATACGCCTCCAGCCCGATGCACTCCGCAAGCTGACGCTGATCCGCGTCCAGATCGTCAAGAGTTAGTTTTTCAAGCAGACTCATAGCAGCGCCTCCTACAGCAAGCTCGTTTGGATAAAATCGTCGTCGCCGGGAAGCTTCTCCCGCGGCGTGCGGGGCTGATACTCCCGCGCGGTAAAAATATCTATCCCGCAGAAAGCGTAATGCTTGCAGCGGTTTGCCGATTTCGCTTTTGCGGCGAAGTAAAAAATCCCGTTTCCTCCGTCCCCGCATGGAGCGTCCGCGAAGCACACAAAGTCCGTTCCGTCGCCGTTGTAGTCCTCCGCGTTCGCGCAGTAGCGGCAGTATTGGTTAGGCATTGGAGCTCCTTCCTTTCGCTTTCCGTTCCGCCGATTTGACATACCGTTTCAGCCCCTCAATAAGCTTAGTACCCTCGTCAAAATGTACCCTCGCAAAAATCTCCTCGCCGGGTTTTGACATGTTGTTGCCTAAGATCGCGCGTATCGCTCCCGTCATGCGCTCTCCGGGAGTAACGGGTGTACCGTTCTCATGCAGCATGGGCTTTTCGTCCAGCTCCCGCAGACGGTAGATGTACCGCCACGCAAGGGACTGCTGCTCCGGAGTGATCATTCCGGGGACTTCGGGTCTGTATGCTTTCGGATTCCGTTTTTCCGGAGGAACAGTCTCGCCTCCGAGACGCTTCCGGAGCTCCCGGAGCACGTCCTCGGTCTCCCTGTCGGTCAGCTCCTTAGTGGATTCCTTGCCTGTTACGCCCAAAACCAGAGCATGGCGGTCGTCCTCGTTCATGCCGAGCTGTCGGCACATTCCGAATATTGCTTTGCGTTGGGAGGCTGTCATGCTGTATCATCTCCTTTGCTGATTTTTCTGCAAACTTTTCTCCGTCCGCGGGGACGGTACCCGTCTTCCACCGCGTTCAAAAATTGCTTTCGCGCAGCGCTGTCAAAGCACAGATAACCAACGGACGGAAAATGCTCCCGCGGACAGTTTCCGCCAAATCTGCACCGATCCGATTTAGGGCATTTCTACATTTTTCCCGCTCCTTTCCACAGGCAGAAGCTTTACCGGAACGCCCTCCGCTATATTCTTCACACCCGATAATCGTTTATCGGTAATAAAGACTGCTCCCGAAAACGGCTTATACCGAATTTCTTTGTTCCAGCCGCTGAGCGTCTCCGCGTAAATATCATAATATCCGCCGACCGTTATGCGGCTGTACTGTTCCCATACGGGGACATGGAACGGCATATACCATTCCGTGTATTCCCTGATCTCACGGCGAATGATTCTTGCTTCCTCGGAAGTTTCCGTCACGATAAGAATATCGCTTTTTGTCGCCGATATTAAAATACGGCGTATATCAAGCACGTTTATCATCGTATCGCCTCCTGCAGGCTCGGGCGGGATATCCCGCCCGAGCTTATGTAATAGTGAATCTCATGGATTCGAGGTTTTTGAGATACATCTCGAAGAGCTTGGGATTGTCCGCCTTAAATGTTTTCTGGTCGAAACGGCTCGACGATACGGGTACGTACCTTACGGTAAATACGTCCGCGAACAGCTCCTCAAGGTGATTATCGGTCATTGCCTGTTTGATCTCGTCCTGTGCCGCCTTGATCTCATCTTCAAGCTGTTTTTTCACCTGTTCCCGCTCCTTAATGTCCCGAACCAGAGCGGTGATCCTGTCCATGTCGAGACGTTTTTTCGCCGAAATTTTTTTCGCCATATTATTACCTCCCGGTTGATTTTTTCCTTGACTCTGCGTACCCTAAAGGCTTACGGGCTTGTCACCGTTCGGATCGTTCCGAGCCGCATTAAGGCGGGGCGGGGAAGCCCCCGCCGCCAAAGTTATTTATGATAATTCCGCAGCTCCCACCCGAGCCAAACCAGCCCCGCCATAAGCGGCAGAACGAAAACCTCTCCGCCGATATTACCCGCCGCCCGGCTCCCGTATGCTTCAAGAGCCGCTCCGCAAAATCCGTACAGACAAGCTCCCAGCGCAAGCAAAATTATGTCACGTACTATTTCATGCCGTCGCATTTGCTCTCACCTCCGCTGCCGATATGACCTCTATTTCCGTAACGTTGTCCTGTCCGTGCTTGTCCAGAGCCATGGCGGAGGCTATGGATTCCGCGGATTTTTTGTTTCCCGCGCTTACCTCGTAGGGCTCGGCTACCACATAGCCATGTGCAGAGACTCTAAGATTTACCGTGTATCTCATTTTTTATCCCCCTTGTATCTTTTTACGATTTTACTCGTAATCTTGTTGTACAACGTGATATCGGTATCTGTTTCCTCGACCACAAGATAATGCTCAACGGTCAGCCGCAGACCGTCAATTAGTTGTTTCTGGCGGCGGGTGGGTTTGGTAGCTCTCATGCAGATTCCTCCCTCAGCCTCTTGATAAGATTCCCTATGTTGGGGAGCTTAAGATATCCCGTTTGCGCCAGCTCCGCAAGCCTGTCTATGGTTACGTTCCCACCGTCCATGTTGTATGCCGATCTGTAAAAGTTTATCGCCCTGCGTATACCCTCGCCGTTGGTCTGGGCTACGGCGTACAGAAATTTTATCTCGGCGGTATTTTTTTCGGCGGAAAGCTCCGGAAACAGCAGCCGTATGTCCTCGATCTTAATATCGGACGCCTTTATGTAGGGGCGGAGATTCGCGCGGTTGAAAACCTGTCCCGTGACGGGAAGCTTCTTATCGTCGAAATGCCGCATAAACGAGGGATTCCCCACAAAGCATACCCCCATTGTCTCGCCGCGGTCGGTAAACTTGTCCGATATGCTCCGCAGATGATCTATGGCCGGGAATTTAAGGTGCTGCGCTTCGTCAATGATTATCAGCATACCGTCGTGAAGCTTCGGCATCACTGCGCGGGTAAGGTGCGGAAGTCTCTCCATTCCGTCAGCGTCGCTTATGCCGAGCTGTTCGGCTATCATCTTTAGTATGCCTACAGCGGAGCCGTCGGCAACGGTGGGGGTCACCACAACAGTGTTTTCGGGATAGTCCGAGGCATATTTCGTTATGGTACGGGACTTGCCCACGCCCGTATCTCCCGTTATGATCTCGCAGTCGCCGGCGATATGCACGCCGCGGATAACCTGATACATGTACTCGGATACCGAGGTCGGCACGTATCCGGTGCCCTTGTATGGGCGCGATCTCTTTTCCTGCTTCAGCTTCAGATAGCTTGCAAAATCGGCGAAAAACTTTCCCACATCGCCCTTGTACTTGCAGCTCCGTATGTATGAAATGGTACCCTTGCTTACGCCGAGAGCCTTCGCCGCCTTTTCCGCGCTGCCGCTTTCTACGATAAAATGTTCAAGCTTCAAAAGCTGTTCCCGATGTTCCTCCGGGTAAAAGCTGTACGCCGCCGCGCGTGCTCCGAGAAATTTTTCAAGGTTCTCCGTGTAGGCGTTCTTTCCGTCAAGCGTTTCCTCAACGGACTTCGGGGGTATCCCGGCTACGATAGCCGCGCCCTTTTCTCCGAATTCCGCCGTAAGTTCGGCATAGCCGCCGCGGAGTCGTTCCAAATCAATGCTCATGTATTATGCTCCTTTCGATTTTTCCTGAACGTCGTTAAGACGCTTCAGGTCTGCAAACTTAACATTTGTAATTTTCATGCCGCTTGCCCCGAGCTCGTTTGCGATAACGGGAGTAAAGCTGTCCGGCTTTGCGATCTCGTACCCCGCGGAATTCTGTTCCGCACGGAGAAGCTCCGCCTTGAGCAGGGATACCGCGTCGAATTTCCGGTAATCGTCAAGCGACCTTTTGACTGCTTTCCGCGCTCTGCTCTGACTTTGTATAGCTTTTTGTATGCTTTCCTCGGACGCTCCGATAAATGGCAGATTAAGGTGATCCGCACACGGATATGTGTACAAAAATCTGTCAGTATCTTTTTCATATACCTGTACCTCGCGTAAATTAACAGGATCGAACCTAACGTATACCTCTTCGTCAATATGAAATATCGAATTATCGTCCTTGTACCATATCTTTCGTCCCGCCCATTCGATAAACACGCCGTTTCGCTTGATTTTCTGTATTTTTGTGGTGCGCCGCAGGAGTAGATTAAGATTATCCGCGTCAGTGGTACGGAATTCAATATCCCCCGATCTTACCGCTTCATTCCAAACGTCAATACGCTTCATATTTTTGTAGTGCTTTTCCTTTCCGCCGTAAAGTTCGCTGTTATGTCCTTTGATAAAGATCGGTAACATTTCCCGAAGCTCCGCATCGGTTATGAGCTTCTGTTCTTTTACAAGCTGCTTGCACTCCTCGGGACGTTCATCGGGTTTGCCGCCGCAGTAACTTTCAACGGATTTGGAATAATGCTCCTTGAAAGTGTAGAAAAATCTTTCAATAGGCTTTGCTTTGGCGTTCTTGGGAATGGCGTTTGTTACCGATATGCCAAGCAGCGAAAATATTTGAACGGGGTGTTCTTCCTTTTGCCAGCTTGATTTTTTACGATGCCCGCGCCCCGCAAGGTCGCTTGCGCAGAATTCCGAGCCGTTATCAAAATACACGCCTATCGGCATTCCATAGCCTTGAAGTATCGCGGAGCGCAGGGCAAGCCGCGTGGTGTCCGAGTTGGGGTGATCGCAAAGCTCCGCTGCAACGATAACGCCGCTTTTGGCTTCCTGAAAAGTAGTTATGGACGGACGATGCACCTCTCCGTCATCGGAGATCGTAAAAAAGTCCAGTGTATGGTTGTCCGCGATCCATATGTCATTGACCTTGAGGGTACTTACGTCGCGTTCCACATATTCAAGATACTTGTCAAGAAATGCCTTTTTACCAAATCGTCCATACTCTAAAACTGCGTGCGGAATCTTTTCGGCATGGCGGCGGAACGTCCTCGACGAGGGAATACCGCATACCAGTTCGGGATAATATTCCTTGCAAACGGCAACAGCTTTCGCGTAGCAGTTCTCCACGGTCAGACGGTGCGTAGTAAGGTAGTAGCTTGTAAAAATGCTCCAGACAGTATCGTCTATACAGCTTTTTCCCTTGTTCCACCCTCCGCGCTTGTCCACGATGCCGCTGTAGTCGTTCTCGCAGTAGGCGCGGTACTTGCGGTATAGAATATCGGGACTTATGTCGATACCCCGTTCCAGCTTGACCTTCGCGCAAAAGAGCGGGTCGGCTTCGGTCCTGCGTTTGAATTTCGCCCGCGCCGCCTGCCACTCCTTGAGCAGGTCGCACCACATGGCGATCTCCTCGCGCTCTGACTCGGTAAACTCATCAAGACGTTTTTGGGGAACGGGCGTTTTAACGGCGTTTGAACGCTGTTTTAACGCCGTTTCGTGCGGTTGTTCTTTCAGTTCGGGCTGTAAGCCGAGCTCACGCTGCTTTTGCTTGTTGTACTTCGCCCTGATGTCGTCGGGTAGGGCGGATATCGGAACATAAAACTTTATTTTACCTTTTGCGTTTAGTTTTTCAATGGCTTCAAGCTTGCCCTTAGAGATACAATTCTGTATGTACCGTTCGGAACACCCTTTAAGCTCCGCGACTTCTTTTACGGATAAGTATTCCAAATTCGCACCTCCCCGAAATTTTTTCTAAAAAAGTCTTGCATTTTTGCACCAACTCTGCTATACTATTAATCAGAGTTGGAACACACGTTCTTATTGAACGAGTTAAGGAAATCCTCGCACTCGGTCAGGATCACAAGAATGGTGTCGACATTCTTCCTGACCTGTTCCGGCTCTAACTTCGTATCCTCAAGGCTCATGCTTTCGCAAAGCGCCTTGCCCATACCCAGAGCGTACCCGAGCATTTGAGCGCGGAATTGTGTCAGCGTCATGATATCACTTCCTTTCGGGTCTGCCATCATCGGCGTTGGGAGACCGTCCCCAACGGACGGAGCAAAAGGCTCCGTTTCGGTTATTCGTTAATGTATTCGCCCATGCGGATAAGCGCGTCGGCATATGTAAGACCGTCGGCATAGCACGCGAGATCATCTGCTTCACTGTCGTAAATGTAAAGCAAATAGCGGTTTGACGTTTCGAGATCGCGCTCATGAGCCATGGCGATAAAGTATTTGTTATCGCCCTCAAGCGGCGAAGCGTGTCCCATATGCACCGATTCAAGATCGCGCCTTTCGAGCTTGTTCATAATGGCTGCCCGAACGTTTCCGGGCAGTTCGTTCATGATCTTCATGTGCGTACCTCCTCAATATCTCTGTCGAGCAGCTCATCAATTGGACAGTGAAAAACCTCGGCTACGGCAATTACCGTCTCCAATGACGGCATACGCTGCCCCTTTTCTATTGAGCATATGAGAGCTCTGCTCACACTTGCTCTTTTGGCAAGCTCCTGCTGCTCCATTCCGTTTTCCTCCCGCTTGCGGCGGAAGCCTCTTGCTACATTCATGTTCAGTCCTCCTTAGAATTAGTCACAATAGATGTATAAATCGCCGTTTACCATTTCATACTGCCAACCGCGGACGTTAAACCTAACGTAATTGCAATCGGTGGCGCAGTTTTGCGGTTTACGCTTGAAGCTTTGGTGTTTCCTTGCGTAATGTCCGTCCTTTATATAGTTTGCGGCTTCGTAAATGATTTTAATTCGCGATACCTCAAAGCCGAATTCCTCATTTATGAATATTTTGGCTTCCTCTTCGCTGATTTCCCACTGTCCGTCACCGAAGAGCCTTTGGTAATCATCTTCGCTCATGTTGGTACCCGTGCCCTTAATGATTTGCGGTTCCGACAGCTTTTCAAGCTCCTGTACAATGGCGTTTCTGTCAAACGTTCCGTCTGAACAGAGCCAGATTATCAGTGCAAGCTCTTCAACGGGTTTACCCTTTTCGTTCATCTCAAACAGCTTGTCGTACTGACGGTTTGTGCCGCAGGTAAACCAGTTGTTTTTGATACAAAGTTCTCTTAATTCTTCGTTAGTCATCAATATACCTCCCCGTGATTTCTTCAAATTCCTCGCGAATGCGGTCGGCATCGTCTTCGCGGGCGTATTTCTGCATGATCCCGTAAAGCTCATTAGCGGTATGCAGACATTCGGTGCAGATAAAATCGTCGTTGCTGTGGGCTATGCTGATTATGAGCTTTCCAATTTTGTCCACTATATCGTCGATGCTTTCAAGAGCTTCAAGGAGTTTCTTTGATTCTTCCAAAAATTTTCCTCGCTTTCTATTGTTTTTTCAAGTTTCTTGTGGTACAATGATGTTGTACTCACAATGTGAACCAAGGGATTTCTGCGCCTGTTTGATTCACTACGTAAATTATATATTAGTTTTCTAAGAAAGTCAATACATATTCTTAGAAAACTAATAATTTGTGCATTTGCATAAATTATAGTTAAATAAATTGTGCAATATGCTATTTGCTATTAAATAAAAAATCCTCCGCAAAAATGCGGAGGGGGAGGAAATATGACTACTATAGAGCGTATACAACAAAAATTAGAAGAAAAAAAAATTAAACCATCTAAAATGTCAAAAGATTTAGGATTTTCAAGCGGACTTTTTTCACAGTGGAAATCAGGTATGCAAAAACCATCTGCAAATAAAATAAAGCAAATTGCTGAATATCTTGAATGCTCTGTTGATTATTTGGTCGGCAATGAAAACAATACTACTAAAGTGTTTTCTAATATTAGCGAGGAAGATATAACTATGCTTAATTCTTTAAAATCAGAGGATCGAGAGGCGGTACGCGCTCTGATGAAGAGTTTATTACAAAAATAAATTCTCGAACTGCTTGTTTATCTGCTTCAGATAATTGACTAAATAAGACTATTAATTCATCAGTGGTTATATCCGGATGTTGTGAATTGTCATACATAGCACTCCCTCGTTTCAAAAATCATGTATTGTTTATATTTATATTATAGAACAATAGTTCTGCAAAATCAATAGATATAATAAACAAATGTTTCGCAATATTTTCTCTGTTTTGTGTATTGACATTTAGCGATTTTTAGGGTATAATGCACACTAAATATTTAATGCGAACCAGTTCGCATATCACGTATTTTTAGTTCGCATATTCGCATATAATAATTTCCAATTTTACATAGTGCAAAATTACCGTTATTTAATTTTGGTTTTAATACCGTTTTAATTATAAAACAACGCAAATAAGCCATTTGAACGGCATAACAATTTTTATTAAAACGCTATTTTAACGCCCCAAACAATAAAAAGGCATTTCCAGTTGATTTTAAAAAAATCAACCGAAAATGCCTTTATTTTTTTGACACCATATTTTTCCACCGTCAAGAAGCGTCAAGGTTAAAACGCCTATTCTGCGCCATTTTCCACCTTTTCAAACCTATTTCAAGGGTTGTCAAGGTTTTTCAAGTTTTTTGCATTTTGCGCGTCAAGCAACAGCTGCAGTGAAAATGCCGTTGATGCCGGGGCTGGAAAACAGCGCTTTGTTTGGGGCTGGCGACCCTGAAACCAAAGGACTGACTCCCGGTCTTAAACGTTGACTGGCTCTCCCGTTTTTGCTACCTCTCATGTAAATCTGAAGTTAGCTAAGCGGCAATAATTTCATATTTTTTACTTGATCTATATTTGTTATAAGTTCACCGTATTCAAACGGCCTACCGTGTCCCGGATATATTATCTTTGGTCTTAGAGCAATGATTGTTTCCCACGATTTTAGAAACGCAGTCTTGTCCTCTGCCAAAATAGTTATTCGGTGTAAGCTTGGCAGTCCGTTCATAGCCGCGTCGCCGCAAAACAGAGAACCGTCATTTAGTAAAAGAGATATTGAGTCAACAGTGTGTCCGGGAGTATCAATGATCTTTCCCTGCAATAAAAGCCCCATTTGCCTACGGTTTTGTTCACTGACTTGAATACATCTGCATTGATATTCTTGCCTTAATTTAGGAAACAAATGGTTGCCTTTGCCGGCAAGTTTCATTAAGGTGCAAAAGCACAAAGCAAGTTTGGAGGTACAGCCGCCGTCAAAGGAGTTCTGTCCCCTGTATAAACCTTTTAATGCCTTGCTGCTCATAACAATTTGAGTTTCAGCGCATTCCGAAAGCAATTCATTTAGATACCCCGCATGGTCATCGTGAGCATGTGTCAAAAAAATATACCGTATCTGTTGTATGTCTATATTTATTTTTGCAAGCTTCTTTTTGAGATGCATAAATCCATTTTCATATCCCGTATCAATCAATACATACCCTTTTTTAATGGGATATATCCAATTATTGACTATTCTACTTCCCGCATTGACCATATCCGGTTTTCTCCCGCCTACAAAATCAAATTTGTTATTTACCTTTCCGTCCTCCGCCGCGAGTTTGGATTTTTCAGCTTTGCAAACAATAACCGTTACGGTTCAACAGAGACGTTATGGCTTAACAGAGACGTTATGGCTCCGCCGGAAAGTTACGCC